ATTTTTTCTAAAAACGGCTCAACATATGTTTTAGTTTGATAAAACTCCTTATTCTTTATAATAGTTGGTTTACCTTTCAGTAATTCAGGGATTGTAATTTCCATTAATTTAAAAATTCTTTTATTTTTTGATGTACCTCATCTATTAGTTCAAAATCTCCAACTCCTATAACAACACCAGCATGTAATTCTTTTAATAAAGCAACTAATGTAAGTAAGTTTTCACGTTTTTCTTGATTCATATTTTTACTCTATTGTTTTTAACGCCATATAAAGAGCATCCTCTAATGCATCCTCATACGTATCATAATCCTCGCCATACATTCCATGCTCTAATTTTTGTCCAGGACGAGTAATTCTAGACATCCAGGATTCTTGAGAACAAGAATAAATTGTTATGTGAAGTTGATGTTCTTCTCTTAACCATTTTTGTAATAAGGATTGAGTTGGTGCAGAACATTCGGCAGGATTAAATTGAAACGACTCATTCCAATTATTTTTCATATGGCCATTATGTACGATTTCATACTCATCATTATTCTTGTGTTTGTAAAAGTATTTAATATATAAATTAAATCCCTTTTCCTTGGCTAATTTAGCTGTTTCAAATGATATTAATTGTTCTTCCATGTTAATTCATCATAATATAAAACAACCTCTTAATAAATTAATTCCATCAAGTAATTCATAAGAAACACCTTGGTTTCCTCTATCAAAATTATATGCAGAATAATCTGATGCGCCAAAGAAACTTAAGACATTTCTATAATCTAATTTATAGCAAGAATTAATATTCTCTGTATGCAAATCACCTTTAATAAAATGGATATTTCTACCATAAATTTCTTTAGAATCTAACCAATCATAAATCATATTCTTTTCTTTAAGGCCTAGATTTAAAGGCAATCCTTTTTTCATATACTCATCATCTTTCGATTTTGTTATCATACGGCTTTTTATCCGTATTTCTACAACTTTCTATTTGTTGTAGTCCAGCGTACCTTTTCACCCACTTATTTCAGTTGGGGTGCAAACCACTCTTGGGAATATTTTATTCTGTAAACAGTTTCAATTCCTACGCGTTACGATGGTATAGACTTTTTATTTTCTATACTTATCTCGGGATTGGCATTTCAGCTTTCCCCGATATTGGTTTGTAATAGTCTGTAAGATTCCTCATACAGACGGCAATATTCAATAAATTTTTGATATTTTCTTTCTAAGTATATTGAAGCAGTTGAGTATAACTTATGAGTTATTTCAAATGCTTTTATTCCTGTAACATTAAAGTATTTAATAATACTTTGTTTATCAGGATGGTTTATCCTTAGTTTATAAATATCATTGCTAATATATTTTTGAATATTGTTTAACATATCATCCGTACCTAGTACAGATATTTCAGCAATTGTGTGTTCTTTATTTAAGTAAGTGAGACATCCATCTCCATCCCAATATCCCCTTATAAAATGAATTATCAAATTTTGATCTTGAAATAATTCTTTTTTAGGAAATTTTAAAGTTAAGGATTTTTGTGGTGTACATCCATTACAATTCAATACTTGCCATAAATGTTTAGAATAAACATTTAGCCTACATCTAGTATCATCAACATATATTTCACTTTTTAATTCAATAAATGTTTTAAATTTTTCTAAATGCTCTAAGTCTTTATAAGATAAAGAAAGTTCAATCTGATACTGAGTTTTTGCCTCTGTTCTTAATGGGCTGCTACTTATAGTGCCATCTGCAAAAATAAATCCTAATCAATAGGCTTTTTCCTCTGTATCTATACAGTCAAAGATGTTTTCATTAAAATTAGCTTTACCAAATATTTTTATATTTGGATAGTATTCTTGTAAATACTCACTTAAATTTTTTGGAGAAATTTGAAATTCTTTAGCAATTTTAGCAACAGTTGTGTTACTAAATCCTAATTCTATATATTTCTCACTTGCTTCTTTAAGTTTTCTTACAGTAATACCCTTTGCTCCGGGTTTTGCATAAAAGTATCCCATATGATGTAGATTACTTAACAATTCTTTATCCGTAATTAATGAGTCTCGACAAATTGCTGAAAGAGATGCTTGTCCGGAAATATATCCTTCAATTGCATCATTTAATGTTAAACTGTTGTTAATTTTCATATTTCGTTATATTTTGAATAGTTACATGCAAATATACGAAATTTGTACAACATATACAAATAATTTTAGTTAAAATTTATTAAATGTCTACCATGACAAATAATCCATTTATGACCTTTAAATTCATAATATCCAAAGAAATCATTAAATAGTTTAAATTCATAATTAGGGAACATTAATTGCAATCTTGCAAATAATGCCATAGTTGCAGTATATCCTACTATACCATCATGATTTCCACATTTTACTGAATAAACTTTTATATGATTGCAAATATTCATAGCATGTAAACTAAACATAAAATCAGTCATGATATTTATATAATTGTTTACTTGCTCATAATTATCCATATTTTGAGGAAGTGGATTGCCACCTCTTGTTGTTTCACCATTCATACCATCCAACATGTCGCCCAATAAATTAATTACAATTGTATCATATTGCTTTCCTTGTAATTGATTTAAAAGTTTTTGTATTCTTTCTCTAACTACTTCAAGAGAATAACTATTCTCATACAAACAATCTGTTGAAACTTTTGCACCAATATGCAAATCAGAAAGATGTAAGATTAGATCTTGTGTTCTACCTTCTACAGGAGTATTAGGTTTAATAGCTTTAATTGGGTTATCTGCAAGTGAAGCTTTAATAATAGACTCTACAGATTTCTTATAATCACTAAAATCTTTAATGACATCCTTAAGCTTAGCTTCTGTCATTTTACTTCTATCTTGTTCTACTTTCTTTAAGTAACCATTTTCTTTATTTTGGAAAGTAAGTGCAACTAATTCATCTGTACTTCTTTCTTCAATAACATGTGGTGCAAGTGGAGCAGATGCTTTTGTAATTCCAAAAGCTAAAAGAATTTTCTTTAGTTCTTGATATGTGAATCTTGGAAATTCTCTAGAAACAGTCCTTAATGTAAGATTATCTCCCTCAGAAGAATAACCTCTACATAATCTTTCCATCTCTTCTCTAGATAGTTCCCCTTCTAATGCAGGCTTGTCGTGTCGAAGAATTCTAAATTTATAGCTAGAAATTCTACACATTTCTGTGTCTCCAACTTTAACCTTTCCTACACCATTACGTATTAGTTCAGCAGAGTTTCTACTTTCAAAAGATTCTTCAATTCTTGCATCATGTTCAACGTTATTTGTACTCATTTATTATTTTTATTGTGCTGTTACGCTGTTAATATTATTTTGTTATATGATATAAATAGAAAAAGGCCGAGAATTAAAATTCCCGACCTTTGAATGATAAAGTATATAAGAGTATTACTCTCTTACAAAAAACATAAATTTACCAAGTTTAGCAGACTTAGAAGGAGTATATTTACCATAACCAGCATACTTCTGACCTTCTGTAACCTCTTTTACAATTTCAACAACGTAATCCTTGTTATTAGCTTCGATAAGTTCTTTCATTAGCTTAAGAGCCTTGTCTTTCTTATCAGCACGAGCTTCAACTGCACCTACGCTAATAACTTCAACAGAAGGGATACTAACTTCTCTCTCTTCTCCATTTTCGTCTGTAACTGTAGATTTTGTGTATTTAACCTTCAATTCAGCTTCCTTGATCTGATAAGTTGTAGTTGTTTTACGTTTACCTTGAGTAGTTTCGTTAATAACGCTATAAGGACGTAGACGAGTATCGTCTGATGCTGCTTCAATAACTAGATATGCTCCAGCTAATTGATTGCGTTTCATGTAATTAGCCATAAATACATTTAAATCTTTTGGATTGATTGGTGCTCCTGCTTTCTTCCATGCCAATGTTGCGTTTCTTAACATGTCAAAATCGATGTCTAAACCTGCTGCTTCTAATGCTTTTTCTTTTGAGTAACCTTGTGCTTCTACTGTTTTCATATTCATTTTCATTTTAAAATTTTTTTGATTTATATCATCTATTAGTTTTCCTATCTTTTTAACATTACAAAGATAATGCTTTAATCCGAAATAAATTGGATAAACACTGTTAAAAAGTGTTAAAGCCCCATCTTATTATTGCCAGAATAAGAATTCATATAATTTTTCTTTTCTCTTGGATGAGTAACTTTACTTATGGCATCTTCAATACTATAATCTAATAAATAAGTACAGATGTATATTTCCTTCAAATCAGCCAAAGAACACTTTTCTGTCAATTTTACTAGTGAATCAAGATCTTCATTTGGAACTTTTTTATGTTGAAAGTACTCTCTTCTTGTATTTTCAGAAGGATATGGCACTTCTATTTTAAGATCAATTCTACTAGGTCTTAAGATAGTATCAGGTATATCTTCTGTATTATTGGTTGTAGCAATAACGATATGATGATCAATCTGAGCCTTTCCATCAAGAAAATCTAATAAAGCCATGCCAGCATCTGCATACTGATCTATGTCTTCAATGATTGTAATAATAGGAGTATCAGGTTGAATTTTCCTAAGCCCATTCTTAATAAAATCAATGTAACTTATTAAATTTCTTGTCCCAGTAACTTTAAATACAACTCCACCTTGTTTTATTAATTCGTTGGATAATATAGTGATTATGGAACTTTTACCTGTTCCAGGAAAGCCTTCAAGAAGAATACCTCTTTTATGCATTAAATTACATTCTTTGTAAAGTGAGACTTTGCTCCAGAATTTATTGATTTCCTCAACAAGTTTAGTTGTAATTGAATCAGAAAAAACGAATAATTCATCAGACTCAGTATTAATCTTCTTACAATGCAATCCATAGTCTCTACTATCTACTACTAAATAAACTCCTGGTTCAATTTTAGGAATTATGCATAAAGATGTGGAAGGTCTGATAATATCTTTTTCTTTAATCCATAAAGATACATCTTCTTGATCTTCGTAACCTTCTTCATCTTGGTCTAAATAATCATTCAATAGAATGAGTTGTGGTCTCTCGTCGTCTAAAATGGCAGCCATGAGCTTAATATTGTTTTTATTTTGTTAATAATTTCATTTGAAGTTTTACATCCACAAGAATCAAACTTTGTGCATCCATAAGATGCATCCTCTACTAGACAAGCTAGTCCTTCTAGATATTGATAAAATCCAGAATTATCTGGCACTTGACCAGTTATTTTAAGTAGTACTTTTAATGGAGTAATTGTTGGATCTTTTTCTCTTAGTTTTTGTGTAGTTAGTGCTACTAAAGATATAAGTACCAATTTTTCATTAAGTTCAATTGAGTCTAATTTACCTAATGAAAATACTCTACTAAATACTGCTAATTTATCTCCGTATGATAATTTTTCAATTTCATATACTACTCTATCGACTGCTCCTTTGCCCATTTTGCTACTAGTGTTATTAATTTTTTAAATTCGTCTAGCCCTTGATTAATATATTTTTTACTTACTGGATATATTTTAGTTTGAAAATTAGGAACAGTTTCTACAACTACCATATTTGCTTTCAATGTATAATTAATGCCAATACTTTTTAAATAGCAAGACATTAACCATAAATACATGCCCATTTGTCGATAGTAGTTATAGTGTTGGAATGAACCATCTATCCATTTCTTTTCAACAACTCTTCCCTCTTCATCTTTAACTTCTATTTGGTTTCCCATAAAAAATGAAACAGGTTTTCCAGTAGTTTTTAAATCATTTAAAGTTGCAACTTGGGTCTCATGATCAACAGTAAAATTATCAAGTTTTGCTTTTACTTTTAATACAGTAACTGAGTCGTCAATAATAACTTTTATATTAGCAAGAATTGCATACTCATTATAGAACTCAGCTTTTTGTAATAGACCTTTAGGATATAAGGTATCAAGTACTTTAGAATTACTTAACAGTCCTTGCATACATTGTTCATATTTATAATTCATAGAATCAGATAGATACAATGTCTCAATCCCTTCTTTATCTAAAATTTTATTCCTTTTCAAATAAAATGATAAAGATTTTTGAATAGCCGTTCTAAGCCTTTTAGAAGTTAGAGAACCATTATAATAATCAGCTTTTTTTGAAGCCTCTTCTATGGAATCAGCTATAGAAAGTGAATTTTTTCTACATTTGAGAACCTCTTCTGCAAATAATCCTAGTTTACCACCAGGTTTTCTTATATCAGAAATTTCATAAAAGTCAGGTTGTAAAACTTTAGCATGAACTGCCGAACCTAATTCAAATGATTCTGAATGTCCTGATTTTATACCAGAGAGATACCTTTCTGTTGATCCCTCATTATCAGGATTAATTAAACCAAGTCTTGAATTTGATATATAGTCTTCATATTTAGAACTGAAATATTCTTCATCACTCATTTTAATTAATTGTATACTTTCCGGGATTATTTCAATAGTTACTTTCTCCACTCTTTGTACTTATTTAAAATTGTTTCATACCTCAAATCATATATTCTATAAGGGGTATTATAGTTTCTATTGTGTGGTGCGTCTATTAATAAACACGGAACACCAGACTTAACAAGCATTTCGAAATTAGAAATAGAATCATCTATAAAGATATCTACTTTTCCTTTTATCATATCAGCTTTATTACCTTTTTGATAATACATTTGGTATATTGGTCTACTAGGAAATCCATGTTTCTTAAGAGAATTTATAGTATATCTTTTACTATTTATTCTTTTAGTACAATATAGTTCAGGAATAAAATCAATGTCTCTTAATTTTTCAAGATTTTCCCAAAAATTCTTGTCTTTACGTAATTTATAAACATTTCGTGTTATAATATGATCTTCTGTTGGCGGACTAAATCTAGAAATATAAGCACCCCAGAAATCTACTAAAGTGTCATCTATATCCAATCCTATTCGCAGTTTTTCAACCATAGTTAATCTTTTTAATTATTTTTATCATTTTCGTAATCTCTGTTCATTTCATCAGCCCATTCTTCTGCTTCCCATCTTTCATAAAATGAGTAAGGTCAAATCTCATCCAGTAGAGTATCTTTAATTACCCATTTATTGTTTTTCAATATTACCAAGTACCTCATAATAGCATTTTAATAAATTATAAAACAAATCTTTTGGAATGACAGCATATTCTCCACAAGAAGTAATGTTTACATTACCTTCTTTTTTCTCTTGCGCATTTCATAATATACATAGAGGTTTATCCTTTAGACCAACCTCATCATTAATTTTCTTAACAGATGGAATTGATTGAGTTTTTTTACATTGTATATAACAAGGTAAAGTGCTGTTTGGATCACTAATGTCTATTTTCATATCATCAAGTTTTTTACTGTCCGATCTAGCAGTGCATAAATCTTTATCTCCTGTAATTTCTTTTAATTCATTTACAATCTGTCTTTCATATGCAGAGCCTTTTCTCTTAGCATAAGCTCCAGTTTTTTTCTTAGGTTTTTCTTCTATACTATCAGTATATTCTTCTTTCTTTTTTCTTGCCATTGTTCTATTAAATTTAATGTTTTTAATGTGCCATACTTTTTAACATAATCAGTAAAATCCTTAGTTTTAGGCATTAATAACACCTTAATTTTAGGAAATTTCTTTCTGATTTTGTTAGCAGAACGTACACCTGGAAGATCTCTGTCATATAGCAAGTATATGTCATTAAATCTTAATTCTAGTTTTTTGTACTGTGCTTCTGTTAAAAAGATATTCTCACTATTAGGGGCCGCTGCTGTTATTCCAAATTCATGTAAGGCCATAACATCTTTAAGTGATTTAGTGATTACTATATAATCACCAGATTTAGGTAATTGTTTAGATCCCTGAATCATAGTAGATCCCCAGTTACTTAAAAATCTATATCGCCTTTTTGTTGGCATATACAATCTCCATAATTCATCTCCATCTGAATTTTCTCCACCATAATATCCGTAGATAGGGCAAGTTTCAGTTGAAGATGTGAAGTATATGCCATTCAAAAAGACAGATTTAATAGAATAAACTTTATACTTTTTAAGTGTTGTTTTACCAACTCCAAAACTATTCCACCAATCTAATTCCTTTTGAGAGAAGTCTTTAACTTCTACTTGAATTCTGGCTTTTTCAGTCTGTTTTAATTCTGTGCCAGTATAATGAATTTTAGGTAGATTAATTGGAAGATTTTCGGAATGAATAAACCCAAAATCATTTGCTATTATATTTAATGCTTTATAATAATTGCAATTAAAAATATGCATTACACAACCAACAAAATCAAATGTTGGGCCAGCAAAATCTTTGAATTTTAAAATTCCTTTTTTATCCTTATAAAAAGAACAAGTTGGAGATTTGTCTATCCTAATAATAGAAGGACTACAAAATAATCCTTTTTTAACAGGAACACCCAGGTAATGCTCAAAGAACGTCTCCTGGGTGTATTTAGAGAGTAAAAGTTCTTTTGTTATTCTTTGTGGTAATTCTAATTTAAACATGATTTAGTATTTAAATCACAAAGATAACAATTTAATTTTACAATTCTGGCATATCAAAACTCATATCAATATCTGATGGAGAAGATTCAGCTAGGCTGTCCAATTTAGGAGCAGGAGTGAATTCTTCAACTTTTGTAGGCTTTGCAGTAGCCTCGTTATTTATTTTACTTGCTTCATAGGAAGTAAAAGCTAAGCTTTTTCCCATAAAGTTATTTCTTACATAAGCTTTACCTTCTCGATTAATTGCAGAAAAGAATCCAGGAAATACCCCTTCACCTTTATTATTTTTAATCAATTTTATTTCAAGCTCTGCACCTTTATTCTTATCAAGAATTTGTGAGACTAATTTTCTCAATCCGTCCCAGTCTGCGGCACCTAAATTTTTAGTACCATTATCAATTTCTTTCGCCACTTCTGGTGAAATAATATCAATTGCATGTTTAAACAACAGCATCATATTCTCAACATTTGATGCTTGTGGAATTTTATTTTCTACACCGTTTTTATCGGTATATTTACTTTCGCCCCTAACAAAATCTGAATCCTTAGGTTCAAAAATTGTATGTTCAAAAGAACCATCATCATTAGAGAATTTTAATTTAATTACTTTATATGTTTGTGAAGGATCTTTTACACCTTTTATATCTTGGATTTCACATCCATCAAATTTTACTGCGTGAATTGCGTTACCTACTAATCTTGCTTTTACTGATGATTGTGATGCTCCTGCTGTTGTACTAAATGAAAAACTCATATACTATATCAATTATAAATTAAATTTTAACTCATCTATTTCTGTAGTATCATCTGTTGAAACCAATAATTCTGGTTCTATTTTTTCAGCCTCTTCAATAACTTGTTCTATTGTATTTTCAGGATGACTGACTGTGCCTGCTTGTGAGTTTAATGAGACAAGTCTCCATATACCATCTTTATATGGCGTAAGAGTAAACTCAGTTCCAATTTCTGCTAATATAGTATTAGCTTTGCCTTTGTAAGTTACAGTATTTGATTTAGTAACTTTGTTACCTGAACCCTCTTCACCAAAAGAAAGGTCTTTACCGATAACAGGTATCATTTGGTTATTTACTTGTTCCCATTTAATTACAACTCTATCCTCATATTGTAACTGCATTTCAGATGCAGCTAAATTATTAAAGACGAGTTTATTAGGTTCTAGAGTAATCTTAATTTCAGACTCTAATTCCTTGACTACTTCTTTTACTTTACGTGTAGTCTTTTTCTTTTTTTCAATACCATCTACTGTGCACTTAACATCAGAAACCATCTCGGTTTCTGGATCAAAATTAAAACTTACTATAACCTGTTTCATTATTCATTATTATACTTATCAATACTATCAAACACAAATGCTAAATCATTGTCTATAAACATATCTTCAAAGCATCCCATAGGACTCTTTGCAGTATTAGTTCCATCTGATTGAGTCATAAATTGATATACCATTTTGCCATCAGAATCTTTAGCAAGATTAGTAAAAAATACATATGTAAATAATCCTTCTACTGTAATCATAGAATCAATCATCTTTCCAATTGTTTTAATCTTATAATGAGGGTTTAAAACATCACCAGTATTTTCAGAATGTGTTAAAACACATACTTTTAAATCTTCACGCATTTCCATTGCCCCTTTTAGAACAGAATAGAAATTGCTTGCCATTTGTGTGAATTTTTCATATCCCTTCTCAGAAGCCCTATCCATTGCTTCAAAAGACATGATATATTGGCAATCTTCTAGTATTACCACTTTAATTTCAGGTCTGGTTTTATCTATAATTTTAAGAATTTGTCCTATCTTTACTACGTCTGAAGTATTATATAGATTTCCCTCGTACCTTTTTGTTTCTGGATTCAGAGTTAAAGGTTTATAATTCTTTTTATACCCTTTAATTGGGAGAGGTTTACCTGCAACATTAATAATAAAAGTAGATGCTGGATCTAAATTTCTTAATGATGTTGATTTACCACTACCACTTTCTCCTACAATTCCAATTAATTCTGACATAATTATAACTTAAATATATTTTTACTTTCACTTTGTTCATCTACTTGTGTGTAATCTAATTTTAAGTATGGTTCATAATCACCAATTTCATCTGGCCTAGGTAATCCTCGGAATAATCCGATTTCCCCAAAAAATGATAATCCCAGATTCACATCTGACCTACCATATCTATTTTTTAATATTTGACAAAGCCTAAATCTGTCCTTTAAAACGTTTTGTATAGGATATCCTTCACAGCGTGCTATTTTTTCTCTATATGGAAAGTATAGTGCAATTACTATTTCTGAAGCGTCAGTTGTTCCTGAACTATCTTTGAAATCATCTAAACCAATAAGTTCATACCCATTAGTCTTTCTATCCATACTTTTAGCATTTCTGTTTAATTGCTGAATAAATACTCCAGTTATTCCACATTTATTTCTAAAATAGATCATGTAATCAGCTACAGTATCTATCTTTACTTTTTTAGAATCAGGACCTCCAATTAAACCAACATGGTCTAACAAGACCACTTTATATTGGTTAGAATCTACAGCTCTGTAATCTTCCCTATGCTCATCAATGTCTATAAATTCACCAAATCTTTTTAGCCATTCTTTACAAGTTGCATAAATTCCAGCAGGAGTTAAAGGTTTATCAAAAATCGTTAAATGATTTTGAAATTCTTCTAACCAACTCATAGATTCCATAACATACTTATAATCTTCATCACTAATAGGCTTAGTAAAAGATAGAATTGTTTCATAGGTAATTATTCTATGAAAAGTATCCCAAATATAAAGAGATAAAAGTTTTGCATATAGAGCATCACTGCTCATCTCAAAACTATAATAGAGAATATCTACTGAAGTATCTTCTCTATTCTTTATTAAATTATATAGGAATACATCTATTGCAAAAGAAGTTTTTCCTGCTCCAGAATCTGCTCCAATAGTATAAAGACATTGTCTTTGAATACCATAAGTTACTGAATCTAGTTTGGGAATACCAGTAAAAATTCCAACATTCTTACCTTCTTTACCTCTTTTTATGCTTTTTAATAGTTGTCTTACACTCATTACAACAATTCAGAATTATTATATCCATTTACATTACCACTTTCTCGTATATATTCAATCTCTTCCCATTTATGAGATGCAATAAATTCCAGAATTGAGTAATTAAGCAAATTGTGCTCTTTACCAAATTCTACTGCTTCCATTACTCTTTCATGAGTAACGCCTGCACTTTTAATGGATTTAGCATAATAAAGACAAAATTCTTCAAATGTAAATAATCCAGCTTTAGTAAAATTCTTAATGCTACACATTTTTCCATTTATATTTATAAATGGCGGATATGCATCAAATAATTCTTTTCCTAATAAATTGGATTCTCTTATATACATCTTAATGAAATTCTTATTAAATGGAATATTGTTAAAATTCAATGATTCTCCTTCACAGGGTACTTTGAATGATGATAATATAACTTTCTTTTCTTTTAATGATTCTAAAACTTTTCTAAGTATAATTTTTCCATCTGTTGCATTAGATAGATAATTAATTAGATCAGATGGATCACCATCAATAGCAAGTTGTAGTAATCTAAGAATAAATAATTCTGTTGGTGTAAGACCACTGTTAATATAAATATTAATCTCTTCTTTTAATGATAGATTAAATTTTGACATTTATTGTAGTTTTTAAAACTACGCATCGGCTTCTTTAATATCCTGTAAAGGATTGGTAATGGGGGTTATAGGTAATTTGTAATTATTAATAATTTCATCTCTTAAAGAAGAATATCTTTCATACATATTTGAGAAGTTTGTCTCCAATTCAACTGGAACTTCTTCAGTAGTCTTAAACACTTCTGAAAGTGTTAAAAACTCTAACATTCTCTCGGTTGTCATAATTTTATTTCTTTTTTATTATGCAAATCATAAATTACTTTTTGATTGTTAGCTATTGCAAAATCCATAGCTTGTCTAATATTATCATAGACTCTTACACTATTATAATAAAATACATTATTAGATTTATCTAACCATCCTCCAACTTGCAAAAATCTTTTATAACTATCTCTTAATACTTTCATTAAACCAAGCCTACCTACACAATTATCTGTTTCAGCAGTGCCAACAGCAAAACCATCTTTAATTTCATTACCTTCTAAATCACAAGTAAATCCTTCTGGATTTAGTTTGGTAATATCCATGAATTTATCACATAACACATATTGATTATGATCAATACAATCTAGAAAATCTTTTACTTCTTCTAGAGTTTCTGCATTTTCAATAAATTCTTTTAAGTCGTCTAATTCTGCTTGTAACAGTTGTTGTTTCATATATTTTTAATTAAAGTCTAAATAATAAATCGGTTTCTTCAGCCTCTTGAACCAGGTTCCCTGATTCTTTGCCAAGAAGAATTTCATCTAATTCAGATTCTGTAATCTCAATAAAATTTTTTCCAGCAGTAGAAGTATTATACCAAGCTTCTTCCATAGTTCCTCTTATCACAAGAGTAAATACTTCAGCCTCTTTATCCTTCTCATATCTAATAACTCGACCAAGACGTTGAGTTTTCTGAGTTTGAGAAGAGGTATTACAAAGAATTATGGCTAAGTTTAAACCTTTAATATCAGTTCCCTCATCTAGACTTTTAGCTGTGTTAATAACACCAGCTTTAAGTGTAGAGAATTCTGATAAAGTCATCCTATTTTTTTTCTTAGTTTTACCTGAATGTACTACACAGCCTATTCCTATTTTTTCTGCTTGAGCTATTGTAGCTGAGAAAGTAATTGCTTTACAATTTCTTCTAGCAGATAAAATTTTTCTAGTAATTTCTATCTTTTTAGGATGATTCATAACATAAGCTTTTCTACCTTTTAAACTTCTCTGCCATGTAAAAATTATAGCATCTATATCAGATGAGCTTATGCCCATTTTCTTAGCAAAAGACCTTCTATAGATTATATTTGTAAGGCATTTCATTGCTTCATTAAAATCTCTATTAAATATAGAAAATGTTTCTTCAAATTCTTTATTACACTGCCTATAAGTTTCAATATCATCTGGCTCGATGATTACTTTATATTCAATATAGGGGGAAAGCCACTTATTCTTAATTGCCTCCTGAACTGTAATTAAATCACAAACAGGGCAATATCTCTTTAAGAGTTCATGTCTCCCATCTAATCTGCTAAATGTTGCAGAAAGACCTAATACAATTTTAGGACTTCTTTTATCGAAAATAGCAAAGAAAGTGTTTGAAGGAATTCTGTGACATTCATCTAATATTAAAAAATCTATTGGAGAATTTAATTTGATTGCAGAATTTATTATCTCTACTGATACATGTCCAGATAAAGAATATTTATTTAACTCAGTAATCCACTGAATTTTTAAATACTCCGTTGGGACTACAACAACAATTATCTTATTTGAATTTTTAGTTAAAAATCCTTTAATGGCCATTATGGCTGCACGAGTTTTACCTACTCCAGTACACCACTGGAGAGTTCCTCTGCAGCCACTCTGTATCCATTTCCTAACACCTAATTTTTGCCTT